GGTTTCCCTTGGTTAGCACCTGCTGGTCTTAATAGGGGTAAAATCACAAAAGCTATTAATACAGAATATTCACCTACACAGGGTGAGCGTGATGCTTTGTATGGACACAGGAATGTTGTAAACTGTATTACTAATTTCATAGGACAAGGTATTGTAATATGGGGTAACAAAACTTTACAACGTCAACCTACTGCATTAGATAGGGTAAATGTTCGTAGATTGATGTGTTTCTTAGAACGTAGTATTGCCGCTAAAACAAGGTATTTTGTTTTCGAGCAAAATTACGATGCAACATGGGAACGATGGAAAACTCTTGTTGAGCCTGTATTAATTAATGCTAAAAATAATGGTGGTTTGTATGATTATAAAATTGTGTTAGATGCTACTGCTGAAGATTATGAAAATAATAGGATGCCTATTAGTATCTATGTTAAACCAGTTAAATCTGCTGAGTTTATTAGTTTGACATACAATATCATGAGTTATAGTGCAAGTTTTGATAAATAAGGAGGAGTATAATAGATGAGTCAGTTAAACGCAGCTTTTATGTCTATGGATTCCACTTATGAAGTTCAACGTACCAATAACTTTAGGTTTATCGTTGATTTAAGTGAGTTTTCTAATAATACTTCTTCCTCTAGTGGTGATATCATTGAGTTGGCTTGTGATAGTACAGGTTTACCTACAGTATCTAATGACCCTATTGAGTTAGATTATGGTAACTCTCAAATCAAAGTAGCTGGTAAGGCTACAACTGATGATATTACTGTTGCAGTTAAAGACTTCATTGAGCCTGATGTTGAAAACATCTTATGGCAGTGGAGGATGAAGGTTTATAACCCTAAAACAGGTAAAGTTGGTTGGGCAAATAACTATAAACGTACTTGTATGATTGTTCAATATGGGCCAAATGGTGAAGTATTGAGGAAATGGCAATGTGATGGTTGTTGGCCAACAAGTCTTGATTTAGGTGAGCTTGATTATTCAAGTGGTGATAAAAAACAAATTAGTATGAACTTGTCTGTAGATACTGCATATCTTGTAAGGGATGGACAAAATACTCATATTTATGGTACTGATTAATAGTATCGTTTTTAGAGATGTAACATATGTTACATCTCTTTTTTGTGTTATAATACTAATATAATATTAATATTAATATTATATTATATTATATTTATGTTTAATAAGAGGTGTATTATGGAAGAAAAACAATTAGAGGGTTATCAAGTTAGGTTTATCGACGAGTATCGTACTTTGTGTGAAAGGTGTTCTAAACTACATAGTATATTAGTTAAGTATGACGCTGGTACATTAGACTTTTCTCCTAAATGTAGTTCTGAGTTGCTAAGTAGTCAGTTAGAGTATATGGAAGGTTATAAGTATATTCTAGAGGTTAGGGCTGAATTAGAAGGCATTGACTTATCTAAGTATATGTAGTATATTATAAGTATAACCGTGGGACACATGGGGATAGCCTATTGTCTGGTTGTAAGACTCTTTTGATATAGTATTAAAAGAGCAGACCATTGGGTAGGAATCTCACTGACTTAATTAAAAGTCATGAGAGGATGTCAGAAAGTGTATATCTTCTCTGATTATCTGCCTTTTACTATTAATAGATATAACACTTGGTAAAACACACTTCTATGGTTTAAATAGAAGTGTGTTTTTATATATGTTAATGTAAGGGGTTTACATTTTTTGTGATATGTGTTATATTTTTGGTGGGATATTTTTTAGTAAGTGTTCCTTTCTTTTGGGTAGATACATTTAAGCGTATTTGAGCATATTTTAATCCTGTTGAGTAGTTTGATATATTTTTTGCTCCTTTCTTGCAGTTGACACATTGGTTCTGTGTCAACTGCTTTTTATTTTGTCATTTTATAGATTGTTTATATTAAATGTCTTATTATAGTTAGTATAAACAATTATATTTGATATATGTTCTCATTTTATTTCAGATAGTTATTATATATAGTTAATCTTGTTATTAATAATATATATTATTTGTGTAAGTACTCAAAGATTCCAGTTCTACATTATACAGTATTGCTAATTAATATACAAAGGATATGTAAGGTAGTGTCATATTTAAGTAGAATGGGGGAAATGTCTTTGAATATTATTGAGATGCTTTCTGTTCTAGGTATGAATATCAGTATAAGTGATGTTTCTATGGCTACGATTTTACTACTAACTATCATTCAGATATCACCAATAGATTTTAATCCACTATCTGTGATTTTATCTATTATAGGTAGAGAATTAAATAAAGAGGTTATAGATAGGGTTGATAAGATTGAAAAGTTAGGTGAGTCTAATAGTGAGGGGTTAATTAAGTTGTCTTATGAAATATCTGAGACTAGGGCTATAAATTCACGCTCTAGGATTTTGGAGTTTGATGATGACTTATTACATAATGTAGCAAAGTCAAGAGAGAGTTTCGACCACATTATGCTTGATATAACTTATTATGAGCATTTTTGTAGGAGGCATCCAGATTTTCACAACCATATAGCTGATATAGCTACATCACATATAGTAGAGACATATAAGAGTAGATTGTCTAGGAATGATTTCTTAAAGTAGATGAGGTTATATGGAGAGTAGAGTTAGGGTAAATACTAACTCTACTTTTGTTGTTATATGGGGTTATATTATTGTATATAAATAATTTTAGTAGGAATACTTTAGATACTTTATTTAATACGTACAGAAGAGGTTTATATGGTTCAAGAGAATACATTTAGTTTAGGTTCTGATGTTTTTGGTGATAATAATAGTGGTGTTGAAAAAGTAGATGTTATTAACAAAGATGTTAGAGTAGATGATTTAGGTGTTAGGGAAGATAAAAAAGACATGGTAGAAAACAATACAAAAGTTGATACTATTGCAAGAGATTTAGATAGGGAAGATATGTCAGCTGGTTCTAAGAAAAGTAAATTAGATTATGAAACAACAGTCTTGTTACCATCTAAAGGGATTTTATATAGAGAGGATGGTATACCTGCTAATATTACTTTACGTGGTATGACAACTCGTGATGAGAAGATTATGTATGCTAGTCAGGGTGCTGATGTATTTAAAAAGATTCTAAGGAATTGTATTGTTTTACCTGAGAATATTGATATTAATCGTCTTATTAGTGCTGATGAAATGTTCTTAATTTTGCAGTTAAGGATGGTAACTTTTGGTGATAAATATAAAGTACGTTCTACTTGTCCTCATTGTGGTGCTGTAGATGAGCATGAAATTAGTTTGTCTGATTTTGAGACTTTATATTTAGATGATGATTTCACAGAGCCTATTAAAGTTGAGTTACCTCGAAGTGGGGATGTTATATCTTTACGTTTGTTGCGTAACTCTGATACTGAGTATGTTGAAAAATATGCTAAGAGGTTTGCTAAACAGTTCAATCAGAATTATAAAGAAGTATTGTATATTTGTAGGATGGCTAAGTATATTGTTGCTATTAATGATAAACCAGTAGATTTCATTGATGCTAGGTCTTATGTAGAAAATATGTTATCTATGGATAGTGCTAAAATGCAGTCTGTTATTGGTAGTATTATTGTAGGTGTTGATACAACTGTAGAACATGAATGTACTACTTGTGGTGAGTATTATGATTTTCAAATGCCTATTACGAGTGAGTTTTTTCGTCCCACAATTAAGTAGTTATAATACTGAAGAAGAGAATAAAGTTGCTAGGGAGATTCGTTTTTCCGCATTTAGGGTTCTCATGAAAGAGGCTTTTCAGTTAGCATATTTTGGGAGAGTTTCTTATGAGTCTGTTGATAATATGAGTTCTTTAGAGAGAAGAACTATGTATCAATTATTAGTTGAGCAGAAGAAGGAAGAAAAGAAAGCACAAGATGAGGCTATTCAGAAGGCTAAAGAGAATAAAGGTTCTCGTAGGCATAGAAGGAGGTAGCCTCTTTCTTTTATATTGGTGGTTTGTATATGGATGAAGCAAAGAATAAAGAAAATCTAAATAAACGTATACAAAAGATAGAGCAAAAAGAGGCTAAAAGGGTTGAAAAGCAGATTGCTAAACGTGAGCAACGTTTTTCTAAAATGCTAGACAATCAGATGAATATGCTAGAGAAGTTCTATGAGACTTCTAATAAGAAAACAAAGGATAGACTTAGTAGTGGTTTACAGAATCAGCAGACAATCTTAGAGGATAATTTGTCTGATATGAAGAGAGAGTTCAACTTATATGCTAAGTATATGGACAACAGTACTCGTAAGTATTATAAGGGTATGATTTCTGTTGCTGATGAAAATCTACAAACAATGAAAGATACAGTATCTAAGCGTTTTGGTGAAATGACCGATGATATTGAAGATGAGATTGTAGGTATGACTGATTCTATCTCTGATAGGGTGAAGAGGTTTACAAAGGACATTAGAGATGCCGCCATAGCTTTGGAGTTAACAGATGTTGCTGACAATGTTAAAAGTCAATTAACAGACATTACAGACTCTTTTATTGATAATTTTAGGGAACGTAGTGCTATGTATAATGGCAACATTACAAAAGGCAGTTATCAAAAAATGATAGGTAGTGTTGTGGATTCATCATATGCTATGAGTAGGTCAGAGGCATCTGAGCTTGTAAATTCTGTTATGGATGAGATGTCTATGAAAACAGGTGAGCAGTTAGAGCCGTATTTGAAAGAGATATCAGCGTTACATACTTCTATAGATGCTAATATTAATGATATGACTGGTATTATGAGAGCAGATATAAATTCAGGGGCTAGGGGTGCTATATTTAAGAGTATTTCTAATATAGCGACTGGACTTGGTTCTGATACGAATTTAACTGTTGATAGTAATGCTATGTTATCTTCTATGAATGAGCATATTGAGGACTTATTTAATTTGTCAAAAGGTGATTCTAAAAAATTCACAGGTATGACTAAATCATTGGCTACGATGGAAGGTATTCAACAACAAGAATATAATAAAGGTGTTGAGGAAGCAGGGGGCAAGATTGTAGAGTGGTCTAAAATGTCTGTTCCTGAACTTCTTAAAGATGATGATTTTGTCCATTTTACTGCTTTGAGTGGCATGACTGCACAAGATTTCAGAGATAATATTGATAGTGGTAATGCTGATAAAGTCATGATGGCTATGCAAGATACGTTGAAAGATGTAAAAAATGACCAGTTTGCTTTGAATCAACGTAGAGAAATGTTAGGGTTTAGTTCGGATGCTGTTGCGATGGCTTTAGCAGATGAGGATAGTTTAGCTGATAACTTGAAGAAAGTTACTGATAATATTAATGCTAATGCAGATAAGACTGGTTCAAATGCTGAAAGTATGGCTGGTAAGTCTACAGGATTCGTAGAAAAAATTGGTAATTGGTTGTCTGATTCATTCCCAGTTAGGTTGGTATCTGATTTCTTTAGTCAGTTAGATGTTAAAGCCGCCAACCTAGCAAATTACGCTATTATAGCTTATACCGCCGCTAATGCG